CCGTCCACATCACGTCGCTCGCCGACCCGACGATCGGCACCTACACCCCGCACACCGACATCACGATCGAGGACGTCGACGACGCCGACGCCACGCTCCTGATCGACCAGTCGAAGTACTTCGCGTTCGAGGTCGACGACGTCGAGAAGCGGCAGGCCCTCAACGGCGGGGCCATTCTCACGGAGCAGGCCCGCAAGGCGGCGTACAAGCTGCGCGACGTCGCCGACGCCTACGTGGCCGGCCTCATGGCCGCGGGTGTCGACGCGGGCAACCTGGTGGCGGAGCAGACGCTGTCCACCGCGGCGTCGGCCTACGACCTCCTGGTCGATCTGGGCACCGTTCTCACCGAGGACGACGTCCCGTTCGAGGGACGCTGGGCTGTGGTGACCCCGAAGTTCTACGGCCTGCTGCTGAAGGACACCCGGTTCGTCGGCTCCGGTGACGCACAGGCGGCCGCGACCCGCATGAACGGGATCGTGGGCGAGGCGGCCGGATTCTCCGTCCGCATGTCCAACAACGCCCCCAACGGTCCGGGCGCAGGCGCAGGCAAGCTCGTCATCGCCGGGTACGACGGTGCGGTCACCTACGCCGAGCAGATCAACAAGACCGAGGCGACGCGCAAGGAGAAGGGCTTCGCGGACATCGTGAAGGGCCTCCACCTGTACGGCGCCAAGGTCGTCCGACCCAAGGGCCTCGCTGCGGCGGACGTGATCATCTGATGAAGGAGGGTCAGGAACTCCTCCTGCGCGGCTCGGCCGGCGCCCCGTTCCGGGTGACCGTCGGCCAGCCGTTCACCCGCGAGGAGATCGGCAAGAGGCTGGCGTCCGGCGAGTGGGCCTACTGGGAAGGCCAGCCCCCCGCGCCCAGCGTCGAGGAGACCGAGCAGAGCACGGGCGAAGCGGAGCCCACCAAGGCCCCGGCCGCATCCGTGCCCGACCCGGACCGGCCCGCGGCCAACGCCCCCAAGGCCGAGTGGGTCATCTACATCGCCCGCACCCAGCACATGTCGCGCGAAGACGCGGCGAACTACACCAAGGCTGACCTGATCGACATGGCCAGCTGACGACCGGGAGGTCACCGTGGCACTCGATCCTCTGGCGACGGTGGCCGACCTGGTCGCCCTCGGCTTGACCGTGGACGAATCGGAAACCGCGATCGTCGAGAACTACCTGGCCGTGGCTTCGGCCGCCGTACGCGAAGCTGCCGGAACACCCATCTCCCAGACCACGTCAACGGTGAAGCTGGAAGGGCTGCGCGGCCAACGCCTGCAGCTCCCCGGCTCCCCCATCACCGCCGTCGCCGAGGTCGCCATCAACGGGACCACCGTGACGGACTGGCGGCTCCGCTCAGACCGCCTGTGGCGCTTCGGTGGGTGGGGAGACCAGGACGATCCGCCCGAGGTCGAGGTGACCTACACCCACGGCCTGCCCGACGTGCCGGCCGACATCATCGACCTCGTCGGCCGCCTGGTCGCCGGGGCCCTGGCCTCGTACCGGGCCGAGGACGGCGGGGGCAGCCTCGGCACGCAGGTCGTCACCTCGGAACGGATCGGGGACTACGCGGTCACCTACGGCGGCGACGGGCTGGCCACCGACATGGAGCTCCCCTCGTACCTGCGCGAGCGGCTGGCCGCCCGGTTCGGCGGCGGGGTGTCGACGCTGAGGTCCCTGTGAGGGGCCCCGGCAGGTTCTTCAACCGGCGCCTGGAAGTGTGGCGGCCGACCAGGACGGCGGACGGGTACGGGGGCTGGGCCACCACCATGGTCCGGCAACCGGGCACCGTCCGGGCCAAGGTCGACCAGCCCAGCAACGCCGATCAGATGCTCGCCCAGCAGTCCGGCAGCACGCACGATCACACGGTGTTCGTGTCTCCTCGCGCGGACGTGCGCCGCGGCGACGAACTGCGCGGCACCGACGCCCTGGGGCAGGCGCAGGTGTTCAAGGTGCTGGCCACGGTGCAGCCGTCCACCCCGGTCTACTCCAAGGCCCCGTGCCAACTGACCCAGAAAGCAGGTACCTGATGTCCGAGGAACGGCACAGGATCCCGCAGACGGAAGCGCACGAAGCGCGCTGCCGCGCCGAGGACTACCTCGGTCTGGGCGCGGTCGACGAGGACATCCCGCGCGCCATCGCATGGGGGCTGGTGGCCGTCGCCGGCGAGCTCGCTGCGATCCGCCGGAAGAAGTAAGGGGGCGGGCATGGCCAGACGTCGCGGACGGGGCGGAAGGGGTGGCCGCGGAGGCGGCGGAATCAGGGTCGAGATCCAGGGCCTGGACGCGTTGCGCGCCCGGCTCGACGAGCTCGCACCACAGATCCGCCTGGCCGCCTTCAAGGCCTTGAAGGAATCAGCCGAAGCGGTCCGGGCCGAGGCCGCACAGAACGTGCGGGTCGACACCCGGAACCTGCAGCAGAGCGTGAAGGCCCGGTTCGAGAACAACCGGCTCCGCGCGGAGATCGGCTGGTGGGACCAAGACGACAAGTACGCCACGTTCCTCGAGCACGGCACCCGCCGTATCCCTGCCCGACCGGTCCTCGGCCCCGCCCTCGAAGGAGAGCGGGCAAAGATCGCCGCCAGAATCCAGGCCGAGGTGAGAAAGGCGATGCCATGACGACCGCCCCTTCGCCCATGCTTGCCGTGCAGGGCGCGGTCCTGGAGGTCCTGTACGGGGACGGCACCTTGGCGGACATGGTCGAGTCTGTCTACGACTACCTGCCCGAAACCGCCTCGTATCCGTTCGTCGTCCTGGGCGAGGCGGTCGAGACGCCGGACAACCGGCACGGCGGGTTCGGCCGGCAGACGGTCATCACGCTCCACGTGTGGTCCCAGTACGAGGGATACGCCGAAGCGCTGCGGATCGGGGAGCGCATCACCGAACTTCTCGACCACCAGGCGCTCAACGTCCCGAACCTCGACCACATCTCCACCCGGTACGAGTTCGCTCAGACCCTCACCGACCCGGAGCCGCCGGGCAACATCCGTCACCTGGTGCTGCGGTACCGGGTCGTCACCGAGCAGCACTGACCCGCTTTCACCACCCTTCACCCCGTGCCTCCTGGCCCGGGGTTTTCTCATGCCCAGGAGGCACGCCATGGCCGGTATGGACGGCTTCGGAGTTCAGCTCAAGCGCGGCGACGGTGAGACCCCGGAGGTCTTCACCGCCATCGCCGACATCACCAACCTGTCCGGGCCGGGCCTGTCCCGGGAGACGCTGGACGTCACCTCGCACGGCAGCCCCGACGGGTGGATGGAGTTCCTCGGCGGACTCAAGGACCCGGGCGAGGTGTCCGCGGACATCAACTACCAGCCCGCCCTGCACGACACCCTCGTCGACGACTTCGACGACGTCGCGCCCCGCAACTACCAGATCGTCTTCCCGGACAGCCCGGCGACGACATGGGCGTTCGGCGCGATCATCACCGGGTTCGAGCCCGAGGCCCCCTACGACGACAAGGCCGCGGCGTCCCTGACGTTCAAGGTCACCGGCAAGCCGACCATCTCCTGAACGGACACACGCACATGGCTCTCCTCAGCAAGGAACAGATCACCGCGGCCGACGACCGCAAGTGGGAAGACGTGGAGGTCCCCGAGTGGGGCGGCACCGTCCGTGTCCTCGGCATGTCCGGCACTGAGCGCAACGCCTACCAGTCCTCCCTCGTCGTCCTCGGCTCCAACGGCAACGTCCAGCGGATGAACATGACCGACCAGCTGGCGAAGCTGTGCGCCAAGTCGATGGTCGGCGAGGACTTCGAGCGGCTGTTCACCGACGCCGAGGTCAAGGAGCTCGGTGCGAAGAACGGCGCCGTCCTCGAGCGGATCGGCTCCGTCGCACAGCGCCTGTCCGGGCTCCGCAAGGAGGACGTGGAGGCGAAGGCGGGAAACTCCGAGGCCGCCCTGAGCGGCGCTTCTACTTCCGACTAGCCCTCGCTAAGGGCCTGTCCGTGGCCGAGCTGCTGCGTACCCACTCGTCGGACGAGCTGTCCGAGTGGATGGCCTACGAGCACGTCACCGGTCCCATCGGCCCGGAACGCATGGACTTCCTGCACTCGATCCTTGCCGCGACCGTGTCCAACACGGCCCGCGGCAAGGATCGAGT